CTTTCTATTCTCAAAACAGATTTCAATGAAAGATTGTTTCAACCAGAATTTGGATCAAATATTCGTTCATTGTTGTTTGAACAAATGAATCCTATTACTGTAGAACGAATAAAAATCGAAGTGCGAGAAGCAGTAGAAAGACATGAACCTAGAGCTCAAGTGATAGGAGTTGATGTTGAAGCACAAGAGGAACAAAATCGTTATGTAGTAAAAGTATTATTTAATGTAGCATCTATCGCAGAACCACAAGAACTAGAAACAGTATTCGAGCGAGTATAAAAAATGGCAGAAATATCCAAACTTCAAATCGCAGAACTTGATTTTGATACAATCAAGAACAATCTAAAAGATTATTTCAATTCGCAGGCAGAATTTACAGACCATGATTTTGGAGGTTCGGCCGTTTCCGTTCTTTTAGATATTCTGTCTTACAATACTTACTACAATGCATACTATCTGAATATGCTTGCAAGTGAATCTTTTTTAGATTCTGCACAGTTACGAGATTCGGTTGTTGCAAAAGCTGCGATGTTGGGGTATACACCACAATCCGCAACTGGTGCAAAAGCAAATGTTTCTATTACAGTTACACCAGAAACTTCTCCTGCAACAATCACAATAGACAAAAATACTCAATTTACTTCCACAGTTAATGGAACAAGTTATGTTTTCTGTACTGCAAATTCAACGACAATTACTCCTGTAGATGGAGTATATACTGCATCGGGTGTTACGTTGACACAGGGTATTCCTTTAACATTTAGATATACCGCAAATACTGCAAACACAGAACAAAAATTTTTACTTCCAAATGCAAACACAGATACGGATACATTGACAGTAACAGTTCAAGAATCTGCAGCCGATACAAATACATCTGTTTATACAAAAGCAACAGATATAACCACAGTCAATTCTACATCAAATGTTTACTTTCTTAGTGAGAGTTCAGAGGGCCAATTCAAAGTAGAATTTGGAGATGGTATTCTTGGAAGAAAACCTGTTACTGGAAATATTGTTCTTCTTGCTGCATTGGTAACAGAAGGAGATGAGGTAAATGGTGCAAATACATTTTCAGCATCTGGAACAGTTGGCGGATTTTCAACTTCTTCAGTTGCAGTAACAAATGCAGCCTCTGGTGGTTCAGATAAAGAAAACTTGGAAAGTATCAAATTTAATGCACCAAAGAATTTTGAAACACAAAATCGTGCAGTAACAACGGATGACTACAAAAAAATTGTAGAGGGAAATGTATCTGGTTTGGATAGCGTTTCGGTTTGGGGAGGTCAAGATAATGCAACTCCCGAATTTGGTAAAGTGTTTATTTCTGCAAAACCAACTGGAGCTACTTCTCTCTCAACATCACAGATTGCAGAGATAAAATCAGCAGCAACAGATTTCAACATGGTTTCCATCACACCAGAGGTAGTTGATCCAGATATTATTGATTTGATTTTTAGTGTAACTGTAAAATACGATTCACGAAAAACAACTCTTTCTTCTGGTGCTGTTGCAGAGGCAGTTATCGATACGATTCAAACATACAAGACAAATAATTTACTCAAATTTGGATCTATTTTTAGATATTCTACTCTCACAACAAATATTGATAATACAAATTCATCTATCATTAATAACTTAACTACCATTACTGCGAAGAAAGGTCTTACTCCTTCAACATCCACGGCAGAAAGTTATACGATAGATTTCAATAATGAAATTTTCAATCCTTCGACAACTTATGAAGGAGCTGTAACTTCATCTGCATTTGCTTTTACTGATGCGGCAGGAACAGTTTACAATACTGCTTTTATGGATGATCTAAATGGAACATTAAGAATTTATTATTTGTCTGGTTCTGACAAAATTATTCTTTCAAATACTGCTGGTACTGTAACTTATTCAAATGGAAATATTTCTATCACATCATTCAAACCAGACTCATTTGTTGGATCAACTTTAGATTTTACTATACAACCAGCAGTTAATGATTTAGTTCCAGTAAGAAATCAAATGTTTGATGTATCGAATACAAATATTACTGTAACCATGCAAGATGATGCTGGAACTGGAACAACAGTAACTTCAACAACTGCAGCTGGAACTGTTTCGTCAACCACAACTGGAACTACAACTGGTTCATCAACTACTTATTAAACTATGTCTTCAAAAGTAACAGCAAAAGCAGTTTCACAGGTACAAAATCAACTCCCTGCATTTATAGGCGATGAGTTTCCTTTATACCAGAAATTCATGGAACATTACTATGAGTTTCTTGAGGCACTTTGCATTTATTATAAAGTTATTGATGATTTTGGAAGTGCATTTACATTAGGGGAAACTGTAACTGGTCAAACATCTGGTGCAATTGCAACTGTTAAGGCCACTGCTGCATTTACTGCAAAAAATAAACTTTTCATCGAACCAACGAATGACATTAACTTTTTACCAGCTGAAATCATTGTTGGAAGTTCATCTTCTGCCAGAGTAACTATTGACTATTTGAATAGACATCCTTTAAATGCAACAAAAACATTTCAAGATTTATTGAATACAGATGAAACTTCAGAGGGACTTCTCGAAGCATTTAAAAAAGAGTTATATCCAAATATTAGGAATAGTGCATCTGCTGATTTAAGAAAGTTCGTTAAACATTTAAAATCTTTCTATCGTTCTAAGGGAAGTCAAAAATCTTTTAAAACTTTATTTCGTCTTCTTTATGGTCAGGAAAATTTAGATTTCTATTATCCAAAAACAGACCTTTTAAAAGTATCTGCTGGTAACTGGAGCCAAGATACAGTTTTACAATTAGCATATGATGTGAATTATTTAGATTTTAATGGTTTGACTATTACTGGTATAACTTCTGGTGCTACTGCGTTTGTTTCTTCAATCACAACTCGTAAATTAGGTACAATTCCTATTATTGAGTTAATTTTAACAAATAGGTCAACAACTCCTTTTACAATTGGTGAGACTATTACAGCAACAACTGCAGCTGGTGCAACAATTACTGCAACTGTTACTGGTCAAATGACAGATGTTACAATTTCAGATGGTGGAACAGGATACGATGTTGGAGATTCACTTACGATAACAGATTCTAGTCTCGCAGGATTTGGTGCTGTGGCCACAGTTGCAACCACTACGGCAGATCAAGTAACCATTATGACTATTGATGCTGCTGGAAATGGTTTTGAAGTCGATGATGCTTTTACATTTGACAATACTGGAACAAACGTAGATGTAACAGCAGAAGCGAAAGTTAAAACATTATCAGATACATTTAATTTATCTGTTATTACCACAAAAATTTCAGTTGCAGTTCAAACATCCTCTTTCAACATAAGTGGTGCAACTACTGCACTTCCTTTTAGTGTTTCTGTTCAAGTAGGGTATCGTATTGGAAATAATGAAACCTATTCAAGTGCAACAAAAAAAGGTGAAATTATTTCTATTAGTAATTCTGAAATAGTAATCTATGATGAATCCAGAGCAGACGGAACTTTAAGTGCATGGGCAGATGGAGATCCAGTATTTCTTTTTGACGAAGATGGTGTTGCGATAGATGGTGCAACATCTTGTACTATAGATGATTCTTCAATTGTAAATCCAACATCAGATGTTACACTTAATTCATCATTTGGTGCATCTTTGAACAACGCCACAATATCTTCAACATTTACTTCTGCAATGACTTCTGAAACAAAAACATTTGGAAGAATTGCAACGATTGAAATAACTTCTCATGGAAGTGGATATGAAGCAATTCCTACTGTTACGATAGAAAATGACTATTACTCCAACTTTTCTGAAACAGATTCGACATATGGAGGAATTAAAGGAAGAAATGCAACAGTAACAGTTGGTGCATTGGGTGGAACGATGACAGGGGTTACAATTTCAGAAGAAGGATTTGGATACGTTGCTAGTCCAGCAGTTACTGCTCCAGTAAATTCTACTGCGGCCACTCTTGTTCCTGTAATGACTGCAATCAAAACAAAAGATGGTTCTTTTGTTGGCGAAGAGGGAATGCCAAGTTCTCAAATGAAAATGCAGGACAATGATTTCTATCAAGATTATTCTTATGTTCTACAAACAACAGATTCGGTTGATGTTTGGAAACAAGATGTTTTAAAACTTCTTCATCCAGCAGGATTTAAAGTATTCGGAGAGGTTGTTATTGCAACTGATCTCAATGGTAGAATGTTTGCAAGAGGTGTTAATAACATTAACTCTATATTAGACGATGGAATTGCTCAATATCGTTCATTGGAAAGAGATTTTCTTACTGAAGTTCTTGCAACTCAAAGTGAGATGTTGCTTGATAGTACAGATGGATCTGCAAATGCAGGAGACAATATTCTTTTAGAAGATCCATTTGAAAATTATCCAGGCAAACTTCTAAATGAAACAGATTTTCGCAGAGTTACAGCTGAAACTGAAGTGTCCTTTGAAGTAGAAATTATTGAAGATCTTTTCGATGCTTTTGCATTCACAAACATTATGTTGGAAGATGGTGCTTTATTGAAAGATGAGACAGGATCTTCTCTCCGTTACGAACAATATTTGCCAGAATCAGTAACAGAAACAGTTATTGAATACTTACGACTTCTTTTAGCAACAAATAGTTCTCCTGCTGATTTCTTTGCGTTAATGTCTGTCAAAACCGCAGTAAATTTATCCACAGATAATTCATTACATCTTGAATATGCAACTGATGAGGGTGGAGTATTTTTACTTGAAGATGGAAACAATCTTCTTGCAGAAGAGGGTAGGACTACTATAACTACTTCCGATCCTCATTATTTCAAAGAGGGGGCTCAAATCTACTTGGATGAATTTGAAGGAACAAATGTAGATACTATAAATGGAAGATTGTACGAAGTTTCAGATGTTGATGTAGAGAATAGTAAAATAATTCTTGAAACTACAGGAGGAATTATTTTAGAGAATGATGATGATGGATATTTGAGAAATGAAGATATTGCAAACTTTACTCTAAGTAATCCTCGCACAGCGGAGGCATATGACGATATAGATCTTTCAAATGTTTCGGTTACTACATATGGTAAGGTATTTAAACCAGCAGATGAAGTTTCAGTAGGTGTTCCAAATAATTTATTTCGCAATGAGTATATTGGAGAATATGCTTCTAATGTCATAGACAATTATCAATATTTCTGTCCTTCTGATTTTAGTTCTTTGGCCGACAATTCAGAATTTGTGATAAGATCAAGAAAACTTTCAATAGAAAGTAATATTTTATTGGAAGATGATGAAGAAATATTATTAGAAGATGGTGTGCCAACAACCTCTGGCACTTATAGTGGAACATCTTCTGCAATAGGAAAACTTCTTGCAGATGAAGGTTCATTAGATCAAGATATATCAGTCGAAGAAGATAATATTGTAATAACTGATGCTTATCAAAGGAAAGTAAGAACAACTTACATAACAGACGAGGACATCTATGCTGATGATCGTATTGTTTTAGAAGATGCAGACAGTAATGGAAGAATTATCACAGAAGAATCAACTATTCAAAATGGAATAATACCATTTGTTCAACCTTTACTTCACAAAGGACATCCGCATGAGTCTAATAATGGATTTATGTATATAAACCATAGGATTGACCAAAGAGTTTCCGTATAAATATAAAAGAATTATCAAGGAGAATTAATCGTGCCTGCTTTAGTAACAAACAACTTTAGAGTTCATAACGCAAAACAGTTTCGTGAGATGCTTGCTGAAGCATCTTTATACGGAGGATCGACTGCATCTACTGCACTTTCTACTAATGCTTATTTGTTCATTGGTAAAGCAAGTGCATGGTCTGGTGATTATAGTGATACAAGTATTCCAGATCCATCTACTGCTACAAATCCTTCAGCTGATACAACTGCAAATACTTCCTTTTCGCATTGGAGAGATATGATTGCTGCGAAAAAGGTTGCATCTTCAGATATAAGTCATGTGATCACAAGACACAACTGGACTTCTGGAAGAGTTTATCAGATGTTTAAAGATACTGAAACGCAAACTAATTTAATTTCTACTCGAACAGGACAAACAGTATCGAATGCAGGAGGAACTGCTACAGAATCGGCCACAATGTATCCAATGTATGTAATGAATACAAACTTTGGAGTTTACAAATGTCTGTATAATGCAGAGACAGAAATAAGTGGTTCTAATTATCCGAAACCCTCTACAGTAGAACCAACTCACACTACAACAACTGCTGGAGCTCCTGCCGCAGAATCAGATGGATATATTTGGAAGTATATGTATACTGTCTCTGCATCAGAAGCACTTAAATTTGTAACATCAAGTTACATTCCAGTAAAACAGATAAGAGATGCAAATGCATTTGGAAATACAGGAACAGCTGGTGGACTAGGATCAAGTGGAGTCAAGAATGATGGTTCTGCACAGGCAACCATAGAATTTAATACAGTTGATGGTGCATTAGATATTTTTGTAATTAACACAGATGGTTCTGGTTATACATTTGAAAATAATAAAACTATTACGACATCTGGAACTGGTGCAACATCTACTTTGACAATGGCGGCTCCTGGCTTAACTTCAAATGATCAATACAATAATTCGTCCATTTATTTTACTTTTAGTGGTACTTCTTATGTAAGAAAAATTACTGATAGTGCATTTGGATCTAGTGTGCAAACATTGACCTTAGATGCAACTATTCCACATTTGTCAGGAACGATTACTGCAAATGTGGCACCATTCTGTAGAATTAATGGAGATGGACACGGACAAGAAATTGTT